AGATTGCTAGACCTTTAGCAACGAAGAATGAGTTAATGGTTAATGAAGCACCTACTTGAATACCCTTTTGAGTTAAATTAAGTAATGTATTTTTCATTTGTATATCCTTGTTATTTAATTATAGTTAACTATCATACTATGGTAAAAAGAATTAGAGGAGCGTTAGCTCCTCCTGTTCTTATGGAATCTCAATATCATTATCTTGTGCATGCTTTAGGAACTCAAGGTCTTGTTCTTCCATTTGTTTATCTGTAAGCATTTCTCGTTCTTCTGCACAAGATAAACATTTACAATCTAATTGATGAACTGATTCAAATAACATAGTGTACTCCTTATTTATTTAATTAGTATTATCATACTATGGTGAAAAAAAACTGAGCAGGATGCAAGCCTGCTCTTATAAGATGTTCTAGTGTAACCTATTATAAATCCAACTTTGATTAACATAACTTGTATTCCTTTCTGTTGGGTTTATCGATAGGAAGTTTTACACACAGGGAATCTTATCAGATTTTGTTTTAGTTCTTATCATACTATGGTAATACATTGTGTTACTTATGTGGATTATATATTGAGTGATAGTGGTGGGTGAGTGGTGGATGTGTACACGATGAGTGTAACTAACTCAACCAATTCACTTGAACTCAACCTAATCCCAACCCTTAACCCCAATTCGATGGGGGGTGGAACCAATGTATTTCAACCACTCCCATTCTAGAATAAATTTTGGAACATTTATACAGAAAGTGCATATATTATAAGTATATAATTGGGGTAAAAAATCTATGTCTCAAGATTTTGAAGTGTTTGATTTACAAAGAGGTGTGTTTACGGATGAGGATAGTAGAGAGATTATTAAAGCTTACGAAGAGTTTGATAAAGCATATCAAGTATATCAAGCTGAAAGAGAGATTGTTAAGACTATTCTGGAACAAGCTATAATAAAAGAGGAAGAATTAAGTTGAATCTATATATAGAGTTTATATATAGAGTAAGTGAGTATGTGAGTATGTATACAAATAATTACCTTATAGGTAATTATTTATATATAGAGTATATATATAGAGTATATATATAGAGTATATATATAGAGTATATATATAGATGGATACAATTTATAAAAAAATTGATGGTGAATCAGTAGGGTTCAATGTTTATTGCAAGGATGAAGCAGATGAACTTGGTATAGATTATATCCATTGGAAAGAGTGCTCAGATGGAGATTGGGGTCTTTCTGATGATGGATATGTAGGTAAATGTCTATATAGACGAGAATACAAATCCAAACAGAAGAAACCATCTGTAGCAGTAAAGTTATGCTATGGAATGGCGTTCATAAGTAAGAACTCAAAAATTTTATATGAAAAAAATAGAGCTTATAATTCTTATTCACACCAAAGACCACAGCATTGGATTGAAGCAGAGCTTAGAAAGAAGAGAACAAAGAATACCATAGATGCCTTTGTCGCTTACACAATTGCTGGTAAGAAGCCAGATTGGGAAGTTTTGGGTACAATGTATAGGTCTGACCAAAAAGAGCCTGACAAGACCGTTAAAAAGTTATTTAAACAAAAAGAGGTTCAAAGTATGGTAAAAGAAGAGTTGAAGAAAGTTCTGATAGGTAAGGGTATTACAGAAGAAATGGTACTTGACTTGCATAATGAGGCGATAGAGATGGCTAGGGAGAAGCAGGATATATCTTCATTCCTGCGTGCAACAGAGAATTTTATGGATTTACTGGATATGAAGCCAAGTAAGAAGGAAGTTACTCAGTCATTAGAGATGGGTGTTACCACCAAGATATTAGATGCTATTAATAGTGAGGAGAAGAAATCTCTAAAGATGTCTGAAACAAAGGAATTGAGTGAATAAGGAGCAACAAGTACAAAAGGAAGTCCTAACTAAGTTAAAGAAGAACATGATTATGTTCGGTAAGGTTATTATGCCGAATATGTTTGTATCCGCCTCTCCTGACTTTCATTATACAATTGCTGATGTATTGATGCAGGAAGATGAGAAGCAGATTAATATTATTGCTCCTAGGGGTCATGCTAAATCCTCTATTGTTGGAGGTGTGTTCCCTTTATATCATTTATTCTTTGATAAAGGACCAAAGCTTATTGTACTTGTTTCAAGAACTCAAGACCACGCTGTAAAGCTTTTAGGTACAATAAAGGATGCATTAGACTATTCACCGCCATTAAGAACATTATTTGGATATTGGGGTGTGCATTCAGCTAAAGCATGGGCTAAAACAGAAGTTGAGCTTAAAGATGGTTCTATGATTATCTGCAAAGGTACAGGACAACAGCTCAGAGGAATTAAACATGGAAATCAAAGACCTACACTTATTATTGTAGACGACCCAGAAGATGAAAATAACACTAAGACAGCAGAAGCGATGGAAGGGAACCTTAGATGGTTACTTCAGTCTGCTGTTCCTTCATTAGACCCTATAAAAGGTCGATTAGCAGTTATTGGAACACCTATTCATCAAAGATGTTTGGTAGAAACGCTGAAAGAAATGAAGGGTTGGAATAATATGCTATTTAGACCTGATATGGCTAATAATAAAGCTTTATGGGAAGAATGGCAACCAATTAGCAAGTTAAAGGAGAAGAAGGAAGAGCTAGAATCTATTAGTAGAGTGAGTGTGTTTTATAGAGAATACTTATGTGAGATTGTAGGTGATGAGGACCAACTATTTAAGGAGAAGTATTTTCAATACTATGAAGGCAATCTGGCAGAAAACAAAACACTACATCTCACAGAGTTTAAGGGAGAAAAATGCGATAAGAAAATCCCTGTTAATATTTTTATGGGTATTGACCCTGCATCTTCTACTAGACAAACAGCTGATTTTTCAACTATTGTTACTGTTGCTGTTGATAAAGATAATAACCGCTATATGTTACCTTATTTCCGCAAGCGTGTTTCCCCCATGGCTTTGGCAGATGCTATAATAGAAAGATTTAAATTATATAAACCTGATAAATGTAGGATAGAATCAGTAGGTTATCAGGAGATGTTGAGAGAATATATCAGACAGCGTTGTGAAGAAGAAGGATTATTTATATCTGGGCTGGAGATAAAAGAAAATCCCAGAACATCTAAATCATCTAGACTAGAGACATTACAGCCTTACTTTGCACAAAAGAAGGTGTTTATGCAAGGAGATATGGAAGATTTTAGGAATGAATTACTATTATACCCTAGAAGTAAGCATGATGATTTACTAGATGGGTTCTATTATGCTAATAAGAAATCTTATACTCCTACTCATAATATCAATAAAGATACTACCAAGAAGCGTAATATTAATCTTACTAATGATTATAGTTGGTTAGTAGCGTAATATAAATAAATGGAACAAACTTTAATGGAGGTCGTTTAATACGCCAATGCCCCAAAAACCTGAATCAGTCAAATTAACACATGACTTATTAGAAGAATATAGTTCTGCACGCTCTAAATGGGCTAAACAGGCTGTTGAAGATAATGAGTTCCGTTATGGTAAACAATGGGAAGATAAACATGTCGATGCTCTAAAGAAGAGAGCACAGACTCCTGTTGTTGTAAATGTTGTCCATTCCGCAGTAGAGCAGGCAAAAGCTATGCTCACCTCAAATTCCCCTAAGTTTCAATCCACAGGCAGAGATGATTCAGATGTAAATACAGGTAGAATATTCTCAGATTTAATGTCATGGGTATGGGATAACTCGAATGGTGATAGCGTCTTAAAGCAGGTGATAGATGATTATTATGTAAAAGGCATGGGTGCCATGTGTGCGTATTATGACCCTAATGCTGATTATGGTAAGGGTGATGTGTTTGTAAAAGCAGTAGACCCTTTACACCTGTATGTAGACCCTAATAGTATAGACCCCTTCTTACAGGATGCGTCTCATATTATTGTAGCTAAAAAAATTATGAAAAGCCAGCTTAAAGCTGACTATCCAGATTATCAGGATATAATACAAGATGCAGTACCTACAGACTATACATCAACAGTAAGTACCACAAGATATGGTATGTACGATGAGCAGGTCTCAGGTGAACGCTTCATGTCAAATGGTTCGATAGCAAATGACGATAATGAGGAGCTAGAACTGTTTGAACGCTTTACTAAGATTAAGATTCCATATAAGCGTACTTATGACCCTATAATGGACAAAGAGCAGATATTAAAAGAAGAAGATTTTGAGAGCTATGTCCAGCAACCAGCGTTTTTGATATTAGGACCACAAGGTGAGCAAATAGTAACTGACCCTAAGATGGTAGAACAGACTCAAGCCTTATATGACCAATATGATGGTAGATTCCATTTAACTATGGATAAGATGACAGGTCAGCCTATTCAGGTTAAAGGCTCAGAAACTGAAAACTCTATTCCTAATTCAACAACAGACATTGTACCGATGACGATAGGTCATCTTATTGAAGAAGGTCACATTACAGTAAATGATATTATTGTAGACCATATTGAATGCAATGTAGCTGTTGGTGATAAAGAGATGTACTCAATAATTAAACCTATTGAAAATTATCCGATTGTCGCCTTTATGAATGGTCATAATAGAAATCCTTTTCCAATTAGTGATGTTCGTCTTGTCAAGGGTCTGCAAGAGTATATTAATAAGATTCGTTCTCTTATTATTGCTCACGCATCCAGTTCTACTAATGTTAAGCTACTTATTCCTAGGGGTAGCATGGATAGAAAAGAGCTGGAAGAACAATGGGGTCGTGCAGGTACTGCGGTTATAGAATACGACCCAGAACTAGGACAGCCGATTGTAGCAGGTCCAGTTCCACTACCTAATGAGCTTTATAAGAATGAGGCTGATGCAAAGGCTGATATTGAGAGAATATTAGGTATTTACGCTTTAATGCAGGGAGACCAAGGTTCGGCACCGCAGACCTATAAAGGAACTGTGGCTCTTGATGAGTACGGACAGAGAAGAATCAAATCAAAGAAAGATGATATTGAGTTCTCTCTAAATATGATGGCGAAAGTAATTGTAGGTTTAATACAAGCTTACTTTACCGATGAGAAAGTTGTCCGTTTAATCCAGCCTAACTCAGGCGTTCCTAAAGAATTAAGAATTAATCAGAGTATGTATTCTGATGTTACAGGTCGATTTATGGGTAGAATTAATGATGTTACTATCGGCAAATATGATGTTGTAGTAGTTAGTGGTTCTACCCTACCCTCCAACAGATGGGCTCGCTTTGAATATTATAAAGAATTGTATTCATTAGGCGTTATTGACCAAACAGAATTATTAAAACAAACAGATGTTGCAGACATGGAAGGCGTTTTACAAAGGTCTAGTCAAACAGCCAAACTCCAAGGTCAAGTGCAACAGATGGGTGAGGAAGTTAAAAAACTTAAAGGTGACCTTCAAACTGCACAGAGAGAATCACTTCATGACCGTAAACGAGTTGAGCTGATGAAATATGAGGTCAAGTTAGCCAAGGCAGAAGCTAAGGTTGAAATGGCATCATCTCTTTATAAATCAAGAGCATCAGACGAGCTTAGTAAAGTCAAGGAGGCTGTCAAAGAGGTGCAGGGAGATAAAGGTACCGAACAAACAGACTTAAATGAAGAAATGTTAGGTCTGGCTTAATGTTGTTGCTGTCTTTAGACAAACAACGAAAATAAAGGTTAGTAAAAATGGAACAAATCCTAGAACAAAGTAATGCTGGTGAATTTCCAGTAGAGACTGCACAGGTGCCTCAAACTGAGACTACTCCTGTAACAGCAGACCCTATATTTGGAAATAAATCAATTGCTGAACAAGGTATGCCCCAAGGGCAAACATTTCCAATGGGAGATGTAACTCAACCCCAAACTCAAGAGGCTGTACCTCAACAGGGAACAGTAGAGCAGGGCGAGATTAAAGATGACCCTCGTAGACATGAATATTGGCAATCACAGACTGATAAGGTTAAGAACGAGTTAAGAGGAGTACAGGATGAGCTGGATTATTATAAAAATACTTTAGCTCCAGTAGAGCAAGTTATAAAAGCTAATCCAAAGGTACTCGATAACTTAGAATCGTTATCCAATGGTCAAACTCAAGGATTAAACCCTCAACAGGGAAATCCACAAGAGACATCATTGCAGAAACCTCTCAGACCAGAGAAACCACATTCTTACAACGAGGTCGATGCGTATAACGACCCCAATAGTGAGTCGTTTAAATATAGAATGTCTTTAGATAAACATAGAGACGATATGATAGATTGGTATGGAAACATTGACCAAGCTCGTCAGATGCAACAGCAACAAGCTATGCATTACCAGCAACAGCAAATGTTACATAATAACACTCGTAATAACGCAATAGCGTCATGGGGTTATACTGAAACAGATGCGGATGGCTTTGTTCAATGGGCTTCCAATCCATCAAATATCTCCATGAATAATCTTAAAGCACTTTATGAAATGCAAAAAAACGGTAATCAACAACAAATAGAGTCACAGCAGAAAGTGGTACAAATGCAACAACAGCAAGAACGATTAAAAGTCCCAATGACTTCAGCAGTCCAAAAAGGACAAGCTCCTGCTCCGATGACAGATGACCAAGCTTTCTCAGCGTCTCTATTTTCTAACGCCAAAAGGAGATAGATAAATGGCAGTAAAAGACCTAGGAGCCTCTGGCATCCTATATACAGACCGTAGAGACTTTTACATCGACCCTAATGTAACGAAAGAACTTTGGACTGATGTAACTCCCTTTACTACTGTAGTTTCTACTAAAGAAACTAGACAAACAAATGACCCAACTTTCAAGATGTTTGAACATAGAAATCCATGGGTAAAACAAAAATGTCAAACTACAGAAGTTATTACAATTCCAGACAACGATGTTGGATTAGCAACTAACATAGATAATATTGAAAATCTAGCAAATCCTGCTGATGATTCATGGGTAGGTTTGATTTTTGAAGTATGGAATGAGGCTGAGACCACTAATAAAGGTACAGTAATTGTAAAATCAGTTGTTGGAGGTGAACCATTATTTACTTCACTTCAAGCTGGAACAGTTGTAACTGCTGATAATGACTTTCTTCATGTTGTAGGAAATGCATTTGGTGAAGGAACTTATTCACCTGAAGCATGGCAAGATGAACTAGAAGTAGTTTGGAACTCAACTCAAATCTTTAAAACACCTTTAGAGATTACAGGTACATTATTACAAGCATCACTTAGAGGTGAATCTTCTGAGCTTGCAAGACTCCGTATTATGAAGGGTCAAGAACATAAAATGCAGAAAGAAAAAGCATTTTTGTTTGGACAATCACTTCAAGGTACAAATCTTGGTGAAAGTAATCAAGCTGGCTCTTTTTCAGATTCCTTTAATGACGCTGGTAGAACAATTACAACAGGCGGTGTAAGTGGTAAAGCTCGTACTACCTATGGTATTGTTTCTGCTATTAATAAGTATGGTAGTTCTGATAGTACTAAAGATTATCAGAATATTTTTACAGCATCTGAAGCAAGTTACTCATATAGTAACTTTGTTGATGATATGGAAAAAGTATTCCAATATGTTCCAGAAGCAGGTGTTAAACAGGCTTTCTGTGGAGCAGGTGCATTAGGTTATTGGTCTAAAATGGCTGGTAATACAGGTATGGCAGGCAACTCAGGTTGGACTGTTAATATTAGTGATATGAAAAGAGATGCTCTAGGTTTTAATTATAAAGCTTTAGAAACACCTCATGGAATATTACAGTTAATACCTACCCCTGCACTTAGAGGACCATATAACAAATACATGCTTGTTATTGATGATAGTAATATGTTCCATGCTCAGTACAGAAACCAAATGTATCAAACGAACATTAAAACAGATAATGCTTATGATGGTGTAAAAGACCAATACTTCTCAGATGAAGGAATTGGTGTATCATTAATCGAATCCCATAATCTGTTTAAAATCACAGCGTAAGGAGGTAGTCGATGGCTAGACCTTATTTAGGTGGTTCAAATGCATGTATTAAGGCGGTTTCTGCTGATACTACACTAGGTGTTGGAGACTCAGGTAATAATATTATAGTGGATGCAAGTACTGCATCGACTAATTTTACAATTACCTTACCTGCAACAGCAACAAGTAAAGGTGTATCCTACGATATTATATGCGGTGTAGCTAGTCATAGTGCATCAACGGTATTGGTTACTTCTGATACCAATATAGTAGGTGGCACTCTCTTGTGGTCTACAGGCGTTGTAACTGAAGTTGCGTCTGGGGCAAGCAGAGGCTTTGGTGATTCAGCAAAAGCAGGGTCAAGAATGCATATAGTTTGCGATGGCACTCAATGGTTAATATTGAATGCTAATAGCGATGTAGCGTTTGTGGCATCTCATTAATAAATAATCTTAGGGGAGGGGCAACTCTCCCCTATTATTTAGGAGTTTATGCAAGCTTTTAGTTTACAAATAGATAATATAGTAGGATATGATGTAGGTGCATCAACTGATGTGGATGACGCTTTAACAGCCTCAGCCAAGGAAGTATTAGATATACTGCCTGATGCATTATTATTGTTACATTCTACTAGCTCAGACACATCATCTTATAAATTGCCTTTGTTAAATAAAAAGGTATTAAGTATTACCAAGGATGGATATAATGTTAAATCGGTAGGGTTGGGTTTATCTACCCAAATTGCCGATTCAAACTCATTGCATTATGCTACAGAAAGAAGTCCTGTATCTTTCATAAACGCTACGAATGATATAGAGGTTTATCCTCAAGGAAGCTCTGCTCAAGGGAAAGTTTCATATATAAATTATCCTGTAGTTTCAAACTCTCATACAGAAATATCATCTAATGTACAAACAGGAGTAACTGTTGAGGCTGATGATGGAGTTTTTACTAAAACTGCTCATGGGTTTGTTGTAGGCAATACAGTTACATTGAAAAGTTTTACTATAGCTGATGGTACACCAATTGCATATTTAAATGATTTAACTACACAGATAGCAAGCACTCCTAATGCAGATACTTTTACATTAGAAGGAATAACAGCTACTGATGTTGTAGCCGATGGTATAAATGGACAAGTTATAAAAAATGGTGGGTTTCCAAATTCAGCAGAACATGCAGTTGTATTATCAGCGTCATTAAAGTTATTAAATAAAAAGCTAGGTGCGTTAATTGTAACGGATGAGGATACAGAATTAGCTCAAACAATTCAAGGGCTTATCGCCTCTACCTCAGCTTTATATCAGAAAGAAATACAAAGACTTACAGGAGCTAAATCATAATGACTCAACAACAAATGATTGAGAGTATTCAGCAGATATATCCTGATATGGGAGAAACACAATTGCGTCTATTACTCAATGATGCGTTAGATGAGTTTGTAGAAGAAACTAGAGTCTTGACAGGGCATTCATATTTAGAATTAATACCTAATAATGATTTTTCAGGAAATCCCTTAAAAGGTGAGGTGGGGAGTAGTGATGGATTAGCAGGCACAGTAGGTGGTTATTCTAATATTTGGCATATAGGCGGTAGTGCAAGCCTTTCTCTTGGCATAGATTCAAATAGATTGTCAATAACAAAATCCAGTACAAATGCAATACATTTTACAGGTGGAGCTTTAACATCAGGCGTTTATTTAAAATCTGGTATAAATTATAAAATTGAAATAAGTGTAACAGATTTACCCTCAGAAAATGTTATTGTCAACTTTGGTATTTGGAGTGCAATGCCTTCTAGCGATGAGGTTTTACCAGCTGGTATAGAGACAGCAGGTGTAACTAATAATTCGGAAAAAACAAGTTCTACAACATTTTTAAACGGTACAGACAGATTAGTTTATCCATTTTTTTATATACAGGGGACAGGCACAAATAGTACTATTTATATTGAGCATTTAAGCATTAAACCTGTTGATTCGCTAGATAGATATTATCCTCTTACTCATTTTAATTCTGTAAGCTCTACAAGTGATGTGCTATCTGTATTTCAAATTGATTTAGATGAAAAACCTCTCAACAGGTTTGTTGGTCAAATAAATAAGACGGATGTAAAATAATGGCTACAAGTTACAATGTATGGTGGGTGAAAGATGGAAATTTAGGAATAGCTCAATTTTCTCAATCTACAGGAGATATATCTACAATATCTTTAGAAGGTAAAACGGTAGGTATTCATTATTTTAAGTCTCCTACAAAATTTACATCTTCAGATTTAACAAAAAAGATTGATGAATTAAGTGGAAATGATATGTTTCCAAACGCTTTAGCATATGGCGTTGTATGTAAGGTCATGCAGAAATGTGCTGAAATAAAAGGTAATCCACAAATGGCTCAGTATTATAAATCAGAGTATATGGATTATGTTAGACGAGGGAAAAGAATTAAAAACGAAAATAAAATCTCTGGTGGTTATGACATCATCGGAGGAGAATACTAAGGAGTTTAAATGGCTAAAGGCTTGCAAGATTATCAAACAGGTGAATCAGTTGCTCCAGCAGTTAAGGCATTAACATATGCTAATGGTGCTACAGCTGTACAATCAAGAGCTGTATATATAGGTGTTGATGCTGATTATACATTTACTATAAATGGTGTAGCAGTTGTATTTAAAGGCTGTATTGCAGGTACTATTCTACCTATATCTGCTACAGCAGTTACAGGGCAGGGTTCTACTGGCGATATAGTATTCCTGTACTAATATGCGTTCAGGACTCGGACATGGTTTAACCAAGACAAGTGGAGCAGGTCGTACCTTTACAAGAGATGGACTTGTAGCCTATTATCCATTCAATTCTAATAGTGCAGATGATAAATCTACTAATACTAATAATGGTACAGTTAAGTCAGGTAGAGCATTAGCTTTTGATGGAGTGGTGGATTTTTTAACTGTATATGATGATGCATCTTTAAATATAGGTACAAGTGATTTTACAGTAGCTGCATGGGTTAAATTAGATTATAGTTCACTTCCATTAACAGATAATCCAGCATTAGTGAGATATGGAGGGGGGTGGAATAATTCAAATCCAGGATTTAGTTGTTTATGGAGTACTAGTGCTGTACCATATCTACAATTTAGTTCAAGTTCAGGCACATCAATTCTAGGTATTATATCGGGTGCTTCTGCTTTTACAGCAGATACATGGTATAGAACTGTATGGGTGTTTGATAGAGATGGTAATTTTCAACTTTATGTAAATGGAAGTGCTTCTGGAGATGCTATAGATATTAGTGATGGTAGTGCTTCTATATCTCCATCAAAAAATATGTATATAGGAGGAGTAACTGCTCTTCCAAATTATCCATTTTCTGGAGTTATATCTGATTATCAATTTTGGCATTCAGCTTGGTCTTCTACAGATGTAACAAATGACTATAATAATCCAGAGATGTTAGCACATACTTTTAGTGGTACTTCTTTAACAGAATCTAATTTAAAAGCTTGGTATCCAATGTCTGAAGGTAATCCTGAAAGTCCTCAGACAACTATATTTGATGGTAGTCCTAAAGTATTGGGAAGTGAAGAACTTACTAATGGAGATTTTACAAGTGATAGTACTGGATGGACTTTAGTAGACCCTGATAATGCTTCTCCTTCTTTTGGTAGTAATCAATGTACATTAACTTTAGAAGATGCAGGTGGAAGTGCTTCAGATAGAAATGCTTTTATACATCAAACTATATTAACTGTTGGAACTACTTATAAAGTAGTAGTAGATATTGCAAGTGATGATGTTGTTGGGCTTACTTGTGAAGAGCATGGAGGGGTTGAAATTCATCAAACTGGTATGACTACAGGAATAACTACTTTTTACTTTAATTGTGTTGAAGATGATAAAATTGTTTTTAGGATGGCTAATTTAGCTTCTGGTGTAGGTTCTGTTGTTATAAATAGTATTTCAATAAAAGAAGTCCAAAGAGGCAATCATGCTACATCTGTCTTTTATGGAGATGAGATGATAACATCTGATTATGCTGATAATGGAACATTTACTACTGATAATGGTAACTGGGCTGTTTTAGACCCT